GAGTGTGCCGCCGTTGAGGATGTCGAGCGCCTCACGGAGTGCACGAATGCGCTCAGAAGCGTCGTTAGCCGAGTTCGACGCGGTGTCGATAGCGTCAGCAAGCCGACGCTGCTCAACCGCGGCCTCACCACCCTCCTCGCGGAGCCGCTTCATCTCGTCGTTGTACTGCTCCAGCACGGCCTTCGCGGCGTCGAGTTTCTCGGACTCCTCATAGATCGCCTTCAGCGCGTCCATGTTGATGCCGTTCATCGACGAACCGAGACGGTTCACCATGGAGTCGAAGTCTTCGACCGAGCCGCCAGCGTCGGTGAAGCGGGTCTTCACGTCGTCGAGGGTGTCGCCACCCTTCGCGATTGCCTCGACCATCTCCGACTGGCTGATGCCCATCGCGGAGAGCCGGTCACCGTAGGTGGTGAGCGCGCCCGACGAGTCATGAACCTTCACTGTCCAGTTCGCTTGGCCGGCGACGAGCGAGGTGAGTTCGTCCGTGAGCTTGGACGACTCGCCCGTGACGGCCATGGTCATGTCCGCGAGCGTCCACAGGCCACCATTCAGCTCGGTAACTCGGGTGGCCCATTCGCCTGCCTGGAAGTTCTGGACGATCTGCGATTCGGTCTGCTCCGTGATCGCGGCGCTCGTCTGATCCAGCGTGCCGCGCAGGGTCTCCATCTCGGAGTTCCATTCGGCGGTCTTCTGCTCCGCGTCCGCTGATGCCATCGAGAACGCCGCAATAGCGGTCGACACTCCGAGGACAATCGCGCCCACCGGGTTCGCGAGGAACGCCGTCTTCAGGGCCGTACCGACCTTGCCGATAGCCGAGGTCGCACCCGTCGCGATAGGCGAGAGCCCCGCGAGTGCGGTGCTTAGCGGGCCTGCACCGTTGACCCGGGCGGTGCGCATCGCGTCACCCGCGTACATGGCGGTGAGGCGCATGCTGTCGAACGCGCTCCCGAGTTTCGGCAGGTGCCCCGCGAGTTCCGTGATGCCCTTCACCTGTGCCGATTGGCTGAACGCGCGCAGCGCGACCGAGCCGAGTGTGATCGCGGTAGCAGCGGCGAGCATCGGAGCGGGGATGGCAGAGATACCGTCAGCGAGCAGGCTCACGAGGGGTGAGACTGCGGAGAGGAGTTCGCCCGCGACCGACAGGCCGGAGGCGAACATTCCCGACAGGATCGTTGCCACTTCGCCCACGACGGGCACCAGCGGCTTGCCTGCGGCGAGAATATCCGCGAGGCCTGCCCGTACCTCGGGGGAGGCTGCCGCGGCCGCTGCAAGCCCGACTGCGAGGGGCTGGAGGCCACCCACGAGGCCACCGATCACCGGCACGGCTGCGAGGCCCTGCGTGGAGATCGCGGCGAGCCCGCCCGCGATGGTGGGCAGGTACGGTTCGATGAGCGCGAACGTTGATCGGAGGTCGGTCATGTCGACCTGGCGGATCGTCGACGCGAGCTTCTGGAGGTTCGAGTCGAGGACGAGCACGGACGGGGCGAGGCGGGCCGCGAGTTCATTCACCATCGGCGTGATCGCCGTCTGGACACTGCGCAGAATGTCGGCGTAGGTGTTCGTAAGAGTCACGCCCCAGCCACCGCCAGTGGGGTCGATGACTGGGGCGGAGATGAGAGCGCCGATATCGCGCATCGCGGCCTTGACGCGGTCGCGCGCACCGTCGAGGTTGTTCTTCAGCCCGGCCGCGGCACCGTCGAAGCGGGCCTGCATGCCGGACATCATGGCGTCGAGGCCCGCGAGAGCTTCCTCACCACGGAGCGGGTTGCCGAAGATGCTGTTTCGGACTTCCTGCTCAGTCTGGCCGGTCGCCTGCGCGATGAGCGCGGCCGCGTTGATACCGCGGTCGGCGAGCTGGTTGAGGTCTTCCTGGCCCAGGGTCGCGCCGGAGCGGATACGCGAGATGATCGAAACAATCTCGGTAATGTCCTGGTTGCTGCCGCCGATACCGGCAACGGCGTCCTGCACAGCCCCGAGATACGGGACGACCTTGTCGGCCTCGATACCGAAGCCGATCATCTGCTGCTGTGCCTTGATCAGAGTGTCGCGACCGAACGGGCTGGTGTTGGCGAAGGTGTTGAGCTTCGCCATCTGCGTCTCAGCGGCCGCCGTCGACCCCATCAGCGTCTTGAGCGCGACGTTCGCGTTCTGTTGCAGGTTGTTGAAGCCAGCACCGGACTTGATCGCGTTCGCGCCGAGCGCGAGCACACCCGCCCCGACCAGGTTGACGGTGTTGCCGGCCGCGGTGAGTATGCCGTCAATCGCCCGTACGGCGACGCTCGCGGAGCCGCCGAGGCCGCGGAAGTTCTGTTCGGCCTGGCTCAGGCCACGGTTGAATGCGTCCGCGCCTTCGAGACGGATCGCCGCGACAAGGTCACCAACCAGCATTAGGGGGCCTCCTTTGCCTTGTCGACCATTGCCCGCACGAGCCGGTCAGTGAGATAGACGTGCTCGACCCTGGCCATCAGCGCGCCCCAGGGGAGCGCCCGCACGGCGGGGTCGTAGATGTTGATTCCGGCCATGTGGAGGCCCACAGATACGGCGTTCCAGGCCCGGAGCACGGCCTTGACCCACGCGACCGGGTCGACACCCCCGCCGTCTTTTTTGGCGGGGGTGTCGACTTGCGCCTGGATCGCGTCTCTTAGCTCTCGGGGGTAGACCCAGCGTCCGCGTTCGTCGCGGTACGCGCCCCACTCGATAAGCTCAGATTCAGTGTTCGGGAGGCGGCGAACGCCCACTGCTCCACTGCCGCTTTTGGGTTGGTCACCGAGAGTTTCGCGAGGTCGTAGCCGCCCGCGGTGACCTGCCACATCTGCACGGCGAAGTGAATCTGCGTCACTTCTTCCGCACGCAGCTCAAGTACTGCGTCCTTGTGATCGCCCAGCACAAGGTCGATGAGTGCTTCGCCCGACTTGGTGGGGTCGACGCCGAAGTCGTCCGCGGCGACCGCCGCGACCGTGCCAAACAGGTGAAGTGCGATCTGCATGCCGTCCTGGGAGGACAGGGGCGGGAAGAGAAATTCAATCTCCCCGCCCACTGTCACGCACAGCGACCGGCCCTTTTCAGCGAGTTCAATCGCCATGCAATCCCCCTACGGTTACGCTGCGAGCGGGTTCGCGATGGGGGTTGCCTTGCCGTCTCCGGTGAGGGTGACGGTGTCCCAGCCCTTTTCCGCGTTGCCGGTGGTCTGCGGTGCGACCTGCACCGACGCGATGCCCTGGTACGCCTCCGACGCGCCGAGCGCGTCGTACCAGCGGACGTGGACGAGGTTGTCCGTGTCGGTGCCCTCCGACGCGCGCAGAAGCGTGAGGTAGTAGTCCTGGAAGTCGTTGTCCTCAGAATTGCGAATCTTGAGGACGTTGAACGTCGCGGAGAACGACTCGCCCGTCTTCTGTGTCGACGTGCCACCCTTGTGGGCCCAGGTCGACGTGTCTGCTGTGATCGGGGGCCGGGTCGGGTTGAACGCCGTGATGTCGGGTACGTTCACCCACGCCTCTTCGGTCGGCGTACCGGTGCCGTACGCCTGAATGTCGAGAATCTTTTCGTAGCTGTTCGATGCCGCGCCCACGGTGGGCTTCACATCAGCGAAGTCAGTCATCGCTTGTTCCTTTACTGAGAGTTGTGGCCGTATAGCCGGAATTTGGTGACCCACATGGCGCGACCGTTTGCGTCTTTGCCGAGGCGGGCAATCGAGGTGTGAGCGATCTGGTGGAGGTCGACACCACCGATGCGCGGGAACGGGGAGGGTGAGAGCGCGTCCGTCACCTGCGCCGCTTTCAGTTCGGCGGCCTGGTCGGTTACGGCTCGGACGAGTACCTGGAGTGACGTGTCGAACGCCACCGCATCGGGCACCGTGAGAGGGATGTTGACGACGATCTGCTCGTCAGCGGCACCCCACTCGTAGAGGTAGATCGGCCACGGCGTGCCGGGCGGGAGTGCGGGCATGAAAAAACCCACCCCGAGGTTGTGGAGATGGGTTGCGGTACCGGTGAGGATCGCCCGTTGCAGGCTCACTGCATGCCTCCTCGCATTGTGTTCGCGAGGATGGCGCGCATCGCTGCTTCCTCCTCCATCCACGGCCCTTCGAGATAGTGCCCCGTTGTGCCGGGTTCGGTACGGTTCGGGGTTTCTAGCTCGTGTTGGCGGCGGGCGTAGGGGGAGTGGAACGTGACCCCTGCCTCTAGATCGCCCTCACTGGCGTGGTGGACGACCATGCTCGCGCGCAGGTCGCCTTCGAGGCGGGGCGTGCGCGCGGTGACTGCGGGGGCGACGTGTTCGACGGCGTTGTTCAGGGCTTGCGCGGCGAGGCCGGGGATGTCCGGGTCGTGCCACTGGATGTTGACCGACATGCTGGTCTCCTATCCGAGTTTGAGCGCGACGTGGGCGGCGCGTCGTGACCCGTCGTAGCGGTCGACAGCGAGCACCCTCAAGGTGCGCTGCTCGCCGGCCGAGTTCGTCACTGTGACGCGGTCGCCCAGCCCCACATCGACGGGGTCAAGCCACACCTGCACCGTCGAAACAGCCTCCTGGCCGCCCTCGACGGTGACTTTGACGTGGTGCTCCTCCTGATAGCAGGGGAGCGCCCGTGGTTCGCCGTGGAGTGGCCCTTCCGGGGTGTCGACGGTGATGCCTTCCAGCACGGCCGTGAACAGCTTCACGCGACGCGGGAGCGGCATATCAGTTCACCACCCACCCGAGCCCGGCACCGCGCAGTACACGTACGGCGTCGCCCCAGCCACTGCCGACCGACGTGGTGTCGGTGGCGGAGAGCTGGAGCGACCCGATAGAGACAGCGCCGCCCTCGTCACCACCAGCC